TAATATCACCCTTTCTTAACAATATATCTTACAGTTCAAGATGCAGGAATAATGATACACCCCATCCTCATCTCGCCCTATCTTACTTGGTTCCTTTGCTACTGTTGTGTCCAGCCACGAAAATGTCTTTCCTTGTGGATACTTCTTTAATCCCTGCAGGTATCCGGCAATCTCACACAGTTGTTCCAAGCAGCGTTTCTGATCTGCATGCCGGCACAGGAATAATACCGGGATCATCTTGACTTCCTGCTTGTTGTAACTGACAGACTCCGTGAATCCTTCACCAAGTTCAGCATATATGCCTCCATCTTTCGGAAGCTCTTCCAGGGAAATCTCCGTGCCGAGACTGCAGTTCTTCTCTGCGGTGTCTGCAATTAGTTCTAATAATTCTGTCAGCATCACTTAAGCCTCCTCTTCAACGCTGCCTGGAATACTTGCTTCCATTGTTCACCATATACTTCCCTGGCATACTTCGCCCACTCTTCATGAGCGAGTGCCGATGTGAAGGAAATCTTTTTTGGTCCATATCTTCTTTCTGTCGGATTACCGTACATCACGTCTCCATTCCAGAGATATCGGGCATATGGTGTATGCCAACGCATCTTAAATACATGCTTTACAGCCCTTTTATAACTATTAGTCAGCCCACTGTCTTCAAGTGTTCCTTGGTCATGTGGAACATGCTTTGACACATCTTGCAACGCCTGCAATCCCATATCCGTTAATGCAGTATTGCATGCTGCCTTTATTTTTGCTGCAGCCTGTGGCGTGTTGACTGTAACCCGCGTGTTAATCTTTGCC